TTATTGAGCCAGTATTTTACTCATATCGTAGACCTGTGCAGACAGTTCCTGTTGGGATAGATGAGCATAAATATTGAGCGTAATTTTAATATCACTATGACCCATTTGCATTTGTAGTGCTTTGACGTTGATATTATTTGCAACTTGAATTGATGCAAATGTGTGACGCAACCCGTGGACTGTGATTGTGGGTAAGTCTGTTTCACCTATCAAGGCTTCGAGCCAATGGTTAGGTGTCATCACTGACATGATTTGACCTTTCTGGTTGGTAAAGATAAGGTCTTTCGCTCGTGGGATGACTACTAACGACTTGCGATACTGTTTAAGTCGGTCGACAGTTGATCGATCAAGCGAGAGCGTTCGATAGGCATTTCTGGTTTTAGGCGTTGATATTATCTGGTGGTTATCAATTGAACGGGAGATAGTTTTATTAATAGTTACCAGCCCATTCTTCAAATCAATATCAGACCATGTTAACGCAAGTGCTTCACCTTTCCGCATACCTGTGGTAGCAAGTAAATAAAACAGTGCACTACGGTCATACCGTGGTTGTGTTCTGTGTCCGTCGGTAGCATCAACAACTGATAGAAATGTAGCCAATTGCTCAGCAGTCCAAAAATTATCAGCTGCTTTATCCTTTGAATAGTCAACGGAAACTTTTGGAACGTCAACTAATTTCATTGGGTTATTAGTAATAACACCCATTTTTTGAGCTGTCCGGAAAACTAGTGCTGCATATTGGGCTAGCTTATTGAATTGCTTAACGCTCTCACGCCACTTTAAAGCTTCTTCTTGGCACTTTTGCCATGTAATCGTATTAATCTTCATGCCACCGAAAGAAGGCGTTATATGGTGCTTAAAGATGCCCTCAACGCGATTCAAAGTACTTTCTTTTACGCCTAGTTTGTAAGTCTTTAGCCAAATTTCGTAAACTTCATCGAAAGTAGGATTATCCATAATAGCAGTCGGATTGTTTTTACGCTGATCAAATTCAACTTTGGCGCGATCAAATGCTAACTTAGCAGCCTTACTACTACTAAACCCCCCATGGTGATAGGTTTTAGTTTTGGTGTTACCGTTAATATCAGTATACTTTCCAAGGTAGCCCCGAACGTCATACACGCGTTTGCTGCCAATCATTTTATGTGTAATTTTCATTTTATTTTTTCCTCCATATTGACTATGCGAGGGGCCAAATTATTGGAAAAAATATTGCACGCAACACCACCTTTCAGTAAAATAGAGTATATAAAAGGAGTACATAACTAATGTATTCTGACGCAAGCACATCCCAAACTTTGGACGGTTGGGGGATGTGCTTTTTTCTGCTTATAGATCGTTATTAGCGAATGCATCCCGTAAAAGAACTAATGCCAACAAAGCAATCCATATTAAGGGAGAATGGAAATGATAGTAAAAAACAGCAAATATAATTCCAATAACTCCTACGATCATTATCAGCCATGAGACTGGGCTTGAAGTGTAATGTTTCTGGTCAAGTGAAGGATTGCTTTTAATAGCTGGTTTATATAGAGTAAAATGAGCTATTAATGAAAATATAAAGATAACTGGCAATGTCCATAGTGAATCTGCAAAAATTGATTTTAGATATGATTCCTCCAATGCCAACACTATGAAAAATGGGTAAAAATCAATATTATTCACAAGAGCATATTTCCAATTGAAATTCATCGATCTAACCATCTCCAATAACTGTTAAGTTTTATATTCAAAAATTTAAACGCGAGCGGCAGGAGTTGGACCTGCATAGTACTCCAAGAAAGAATGGGCTTCAAGACTTGGAACATTGTTCTACCGTTGAACTACGCTCGCATGTTAACAGAAGTTTCAATAGATGTTGTAAAAAGTTGTGTACATACCAAACAATCCCACGATGATGGCAACTATTAATTTGAGGGTTATTATAAATATATTGTAGGGGTTGTTATGATTTGTTTGCAGAAGTGTATCCACAACTAAGTAAAGAGATAGTACTATCAATCCCCAATCTAATAGTTTTGTGATATCAATATTCATAGGTGCCTCCATAATTATTTGCTATTAACGTACAACGCGAGCGGCAGGAGTCGAACCTGCATTGGAAGGTAGGTTATGCTTGAATTAAAGGAACCGTTCTACCGTTGAACTACACTCGCATAATCCATATCCCAAACTTTGGTCGGTTGAGGGGATATGGTTATTTTGTTTAGATTTTTAATGGTTTCAGATTGGCTGTCAAAAGTTCATTTTACAATTTCGTGATATAAAGAATTCCACTGATCAATGTTGTCATTCAACTCTGTACTGGATGGTTGGTTATCGTTCTCGTTGATAAGGTAGCCAAGATAATCACGCTGCGTTCTGAGAATTTTAGCTGATAAATTCCAAAAGTCATTAACTTTATCAGCATATCCTGAATCACCACTTGGATAATTATCAACATCCATATAATTATTATCACACTCTTTAGCAACGTTTTTTAATACAATCATTTCCTTATGAATGGCCTGCATGTTTTTACTGGGTGATTTTGATAGTCGATTAACCTTATCTGAAATGCCGTCAGGATCATCCATGCGTTCGTGCATTTCTTTTACAAGAGAAACACTATTGGACTTAGTAAATTGTTGCAATTTCTTCTTTGATTCTGCCTTGCTACTTGCGACTGCATTTTCGGAATTTGCCTTTTTAATTGATTCTGAACTAGCTTTCGCTTCGCTTGCTGAGTCTTTAGATTCTTGGTTTGCTAATTTTCTATCATCTTTGACAATAGACGATGAGTTTTTACTATTTGTTGCAGCATTAAATTCGGGCCATAAGCTATTGGCAAATTTAATGTCTGCTAGCAAATGGGTCTTGGCATTTGATTTTGGAAGTCGTGAGACTTCTTTGCTGACGGATTTAATACTCGCTAAAGTTGTGCCTTCTAAAAGTCTAGTGTGATCAGTATCATCAAATAGAGAATCAACATCTGTTTTAGCCTTACTTAACGGACTGATTTTTGAACTAGTGCTATGGCTATCACTGCTTCTTGCAGATTTATTACTATCACTGCAAGCGGTCAAACTAACTCCAATTAAAAGAGTAGCCCCTAACACTACTACTTTTTTAGCATTCATTTACATATCCTCCAATGATATAATAATATTTGTATATCAATATCATTGGTTACGACGTCTCACTGTTTGTGGCAGTGGGGCGCTTTTTTTATTTAGAACATTAATTCGTAGAATTTATCTGGTAGACCATAGGCCATTTGTATTTCATTAAAGCTTTGTGGTCGGTCGCCATACTGTTCTTTGTATAGGGCGGTAAGTTCACTACATGCAAATAAATTAGCTTCACGTTCCATTTTGCCTTCCCAATTATTTCCAATGGTGTAGAGAGCGGCGCAGGACGTGTGATCTAATCCATGCTTCAATTCGTGAGCCATGACCACATATTTTTCTGGTACTTCTTGCAATTCATCTGACAAGCCAATGTACACATCACCGCTGCTTGCGGTCGTACATATCCCTTTGAGGTTGCCTAAACTAGCATATTCAACACGATAACCTAAACTGTCTGCAATGACAAAAGGATCGAAAGTTCCTAATTTATCGGCTAATTGATGAACTTGTAGATACAGTTTATAACTGTTCATCAATAACACCTACTTTTTATTATCGTCATTCCGATGCTTTTGTTTATCTTCCCAGAACACACCTTCCAAGAAGGCACGTACCTTAATTTTTGTTTCGTCGTCCATATCCATGCCTTGGAAACCCATTGGTACATTTGATTTGAGCCACTCATCAAGGTCGATTTTATCGTCCTCAGTTGCCCAGTCAGGACTATTCTGAGTTTCACGGCCAAGCAGGTAGTCAGTTGTGACGCCAAAATAGTCAGCTACTTTTTTTAGGTTATCAGCTTTGGGTGAGGACTTATCCCATCGACGAATTTGACCATTGGATATCCCAGTGATTCGCTCAAGTTCAGCTAAGGTGATATGTTTCTCGTTGGCTAAGCCTTGAATTCTACTTTTTAAATCCATTGATTTACCGGCCTTCCTTAGCCGCAAAACAAATATAATAGCAAAAAAGCTAATTTAAATGTTGACAAATAGCTTCTGCGCTAATATACTATGTTCATGAGCTAATTGATTAGCTAAAAGCACTAACAAATAAACCTTAATTTTACGTTCCCCAACGTGATAAACGGCTTTGTATAGGCTTATTTAACTATGACCTAATAATAGATTTTAAGCTATTATATGTCAACAGTTTAGCAAAAAAATTAGCTAATAAAGAAAGGAGTGAAACAAATGAGTACAGATTTGGGAGTGAAGGTTAGGGGAAAGCTGTTCGAAAAAGATATGACACAAGTTCAATTAGCAAAGCTGGTTGGCATTAGCGATGTATATTTGAGCGATATTCTCCATGGACGCAAAACTGGGCCAAAACCGCAAGAACATATTAAGAAAATCAAAAAAATTCTTGGTATCTAAGGAGGACTAATCATGAACGAATTAAAAGTAATTGGTTGTGAACGTATCGGTCAATATGAATTCACTGGAATTGAAGGTGGGTTCGGCGAGAACAAGAAAGCAATGTTGGTTAAGGACATCGCCAAGATTCATGGGCGTTTAGTAAAGGAAATTAACAAGTTAATTAAGCAAAACTCTCAACGTTTTAAAAATGGGATTGACTTAATTGATTTGAAACAGGTGATTTCAAATAACCTGTTTTCTCAATATGGATTTACTAAGGCCCAGTGGGGCAATGCTAATAACATCTACCTATTGTCTGAACGAGGTTATAGCAAGCTACTTAAAATTCTCGAAGATGACAAAGCTTGGGAAATCTATGATCAACTGGTTGATAACTATTTCAACATGCGTCAGGCTATCAAAGAAAATCAGCCGTCATTAGTTGCTGGTAAGCGACTTGAAATTATGGAGAAGAACGCTTCTACTCGGAAAGCAAATTTACTATATAAAATTGCTCAAGCTACGAGTTCTGAAACGTCTAGCCAATCATTATTAGCACAAGCCGCTAAAGAACTTACTGGTGAAATGACTATCCCAGTTATGAAACATAAGGAATACAGTGCGGGAGATGTTGGTAAGCAACTTGGTATTTCAGCCAACAAGGTTGGACGAATTGCCAATAGTATTGAAATCAAAGCCGAACAACCTGGTCAGAATGAATATGGGCGTTGGAGTAACAGTAAATCACAACATTCTGATAAGGAAGTCCCACAGTGGTTGTATTTTGATGAAGGCGTTATGGCAATTAAAACGGCTAATAAGGGGATGAATAAGAGATGACGGAAAAATTAGTTTTAAGAAAACAACATCTTAATGGCAATAATGGAACCAAGCCAATATTCGTTGATGTCTCAATTCTTGATTCCATTCGTGAAATTAAAGAAGAAACCGGAATCCCGATGAGAAGAATTGTTGAACAGTTTTTATGTTATGCAATGAAGAATGTTCAGATTATTGATGAGGAGGAAGGTGATTAGTAATGGATGGTGTCACATTGAATTTACCAAGTGAGTCCTTAGCACCAATCAAGCAAGAACTCACTCGTCTAATTACGGATGTGTTCAAGCAAATAGCTCAACGCGAAGCCTTACCTTATTGGATGAAGAAGCAGGAGGCTCAGATTTACATGAATGTTAGTGACAAGACTTTAGATAAGTTCATTGTCGACGGGCTAAAAGTTTCCATTATTGATGGCACTCAACGGATTTCTAAGAAGTCTGCTGATGAGTATTACGAAGATCATGAATTATAAATAGTCTATGCGAGGGGCCATTTATTGGAGGTAATTAATAATGATTGAAGTAGCACTGATTACATGGGCGTTAACAGCATTATGGTTTAAGCGGCATGAAATTATTAGTTGGTTTGGAATTTAAAGGAGGAATATTTATGTATAACGAATCAGAAATTGAAACGGCACTGACTTATCGTAACTACTATATTGCCGCAAAAGCATATCAGGAAGCAGAACAAGAGCTGTTAACCACTATTAAGTTTACAACCGTTCGTGAAGTTTCTACGGCAGGCAATAAGAAATATCGACCAGCCTTTCTTAATTCTTTGACTAGCCACGGGATTTATTATCGAACGCCGGCTAATAGCAAGGATGGTAAGTGGTACTTTACACTACCAGACGCCAAGGAGGTTACTGATGAAGATTTATTCTCATAAGCCGTTTGAAGAATGGAAAGCAAAACAAAATCCCCGTAACCGGGTGCAACCAGTCACAGGGACAAGATTAAAGAATAATCAAATAATTTTACAGGTTTATGGTACACCACGGGCAAACGTATGGCAACAACTGAAAGGAATGTTTACACATGAATAACTACAAATCACAAGCAAAGCATTGGTATCGAAAGTTAATGAAGACACCAGCTGGGTATGTATGTTTAGCTACCTATCGGTTCAAGCAGTGGCAACACTACAAGCACTTGGCACGGCAAACGGCAATGGATCATTTGCGAGGTGAAGACCATGCGGACATTCAACCAAAAAACAATTAGTCCAGGTATGGCTTACTGTGAGTGTCTTGGATATCGGTACTTCTACGAAGACTCAACTCAGTTTCTAGCATGGTTAATGGGTGTGTTAAGCCCAGAAGCAATATTAGACAAGGTTGGTATTCAAGAAAAGGTGCGTGAATAAAGTGATTCCAGGATATGATGAATGGCTAGAGCCTCCGGAAGATGATGAGCGGCCTACTAAGGAAGAATTAATTGAATTAGGTGTGATTGGAGATGATGAAGAATGAACTTATATGAAATGGCAACCAACTATCGCGACTTAACCAACCGTGATGACCTGGACCCAGACACTGTTGTTGATACGCTCGATGCATTGACGGATTCAATGAATGTGAAGATCGATAACATTGCTAGCTGGATTGATGAAAACCAGGCGAATATTGATTTCTTGGATAAAAAAATGAAATCGTTCCGTGAAGAAAAGCAACGTTTAAAGAACTTGAACGGCCGGCTAAACCATTACGTCGCGGACACGCTTGATCAAGCCGAAATTAAGAAATTAACCACGGACCAACACATTGTTTCAGTTCGAAATTATCGTGCGTCCACCGTGGTGAGTGAACCGGATAAACTCACAGCTGACTACGTTAAAGAAGTTCATGAATACCAGCCAGACAAAACGGCAATCTACAAAGCGTTATCAGCTGGCAAGAACGTGCCCGGCGCCCATCTGGAACCGAATCGGAAGGCAGTTATTAAGTAATGTTCCAGCTAAGAGATTACCAGCAAGAATCAGTTGACGCGGTCTATAACTCAACCATTCACGGTCATCATTCAATCGTAGTTCAATCGCCACCAAGAACTGGAAAGACGGTAATCATGGCCGATATTGCACGTAGGGCAACAGCTAAAGGCAACCGAGTATTGTTTATCGTACACCGGAGGGAAATCCTAGAACAGGCTGAAAATACGTTTAAAAGTGATGACGTTAATATGTCACTTTGCAAGATGGGTATGGTTCAGACCATTACCCGGCACATTGATGAGTTAACCAAACCAGCCATCATCATGATAGACGAAGCTCATCATGCACTGTCGAAGTCCTACCAGAGAATAATTCAAGCATTCCCTGACGCGCTTAAATTGTTGTTCACTGCGACACCATGGCGAATGGACGGCAAGGGCTTAAACGTGATTGCTGATGACCTAATTATGGGTAAGCCTATTAGTGAATTAATCAACCAAGGATTCCTAGCACCAGTTGACTATTACGCGCCGTCTGAAATTGATGTAACTCAGCTGAAAACTAAGCGCAATGGTGAATTCGATGAAAAGAGTATTGATCAAGCCGTGAAGCCAAAAATCTATGGCAATGCAGTAAAGCATTACTTGAAACTGGCGCCCGGCAAGCAGGCCATTGCATACGCCTATAACGTAGCAAGTGCCGAACATTTAGCTGATGCATTTAACCAAGCGGGGATAACTGCTAGGGCAGTGTCCGGAAAGACAGATAGAGCGACTCGGAAGCGAATTGTAGCGGATTATCGTGCTGGCAAGATTCAAGTGGTCACCAATGCGGAGTTATTCACGGAAGGGTTAGACCTACCCAATGTTGATTGTGTGATCATGTTGCGGCCAACTCAGTCGCTATCACTTTATTTACAGTTTGCCATGCGGTCAATGAATCCACGAGTAGGTAAACGGGCTATTATTATTGATCACGTTAACAACGTTGAGCGATTCGGTTTACCAACCATAGACCGGCAATGGATTCTTGGTGGCCGGGACAAACATTCAAAGAGTAGCAACGGGACACCTATCAAGTCAGTTTCGGTTTGTCCGGAGTGCTTCGCAACCTTTTACCGTAAGGGCGAAAGCTGCCCGTTCTGCGGGGCCGAGCTGGGCGAAGAAAAAATTATTGAGACCGATGAGTCTATCAAGCTTAAAAAGATAGTGGCTAACAAGCGGGTGGCATTAGCCAAAGAGATTGCAGAGAACAATGCTGCTAAAGCAGTAGCCGATAAGTCGCCGAGTGAGTTAACCACGTACGCGGAGATTAAGGCATACGCCAAGTTGCACGGATATAAGCCCGGTTGGTCCTACTTCCAAGCCAAGATGAAAGGATTGATTAGAAAGTGAGTTGGCAGTTAATTCCGAACACTGGCGGTAATTATTTTGTTAACGAGAAGGGGCAAATTTTAAGCAAGTGCAGGAAGAAACCCAGAGTTTTAGTTCCGTTCAAGAACGATAAGGGATATTCATATGTTGCAATTTGTGGTCGTCGAATAGCAGTGCATCGCATTGTAGCGAGTGCTTTTGTGAATAATGATGATCCACTTAATAAAGTACAAGTGAACCATTTAAACTTCGATAGGTCTGATAACAGAGCTGAAAACCTGGAGTGGGTCAGCCATCGCGAAAATTTAAGGTATTCTGCTGTTCGGGGGCATATGTCAGTTAAAAAAGTCGTTAATAAAAGCGGATTTAAAAATGTCTACTATGCGAAAGAAAAAGGAATGTTCCGTGTCGTTGTCACCTATCTAGGCTTGAAGAAGCATATTGGATACTTTCGCAACCTATCGGATGCTGTTCAAGCACGGGACACATATTGGCAACACATATTAAAAGAAAAGGAAGTGATCTGATGTCAATTTTGCCAAAAAATGAACCCCATAAGCCCGCTGGAACCCCTCGTAACTTCTTTATTTGGGGCCAAACAATGAGCGGTAAGAGTTACCTAGCTGAACATTTCCCAAATGTATTAGTCTTGAATACTGATGGAAATAGCGCCATGGGAACACGTCCAAGCATTCAATTACGAAACGTGCGCAACCCTGATGGCAGCTTGAAGAGTAGTGTCATTGACCAGCTTCAAGAAGTGATCTTGGAGTTAGGAACTACCAAAAACACGTACGAGACTGTGACGCTGGATGTTATCGATGACGTCTGCCAGCTGATTGAACAGGCAATTTGCCTAAAAGCGGGGGTCGAATCGTTAGCAGACATGGGGTATGGCCGAGGATATGCATTGTTCAATACTGTGCTTCAAAGTCTGGTAATGGATCTCAAGGCATTACCAATCAACGTCGTTTACATTAGTCGTGAGAATGACTTTACAGATGATGATGGTAATACCAAGACAGTTCCGTCACTCAAAACTAAGTATTACAACGTGGTCAACGGGAATTGTGACTTAGTTATCCATACTCAACACGTTGGCAAGAACTATTTACGAAACGTGACAGAAATTCGTCGCCGGTATAAAGCAAGTGAAATTAATGATTCAAAGATTCTCAGTATTTTAAAAGCTATTCCGAATGCATTAGCACCGGAAGCGCAAACAACGAAAGTAGGTAAATAAATATGAGTTTATTAGATATTGCAGCAAACACTTTAGATAACTTTGATCCAAAGAATGATTCAGTGAACAGCGGAAGCACAGGATTACCAGATGGTGATTACTTAACCGCTGTGGAAAGCATTGAACATCGATCATTCGATTCAGGTTGGGATTGCTTACAGGTCGTGTTTACGGTTCTTGATGGCGACCATGCTGGCGAAAAAGAGTACGACCGTATTAGTTTTGCTACTAAGAATAAAGCAGGTAAAGCTATCCCAGATTTCATTCTCAGTCGGAATATTAAGTTCGTCATCAAGCTAGGTTCGCTATTGGGCGTGGAGATGAAACCAGAATACTTTGCCAGTGAGAATGAAACTGACACACACGAAATGCTGGCTAATGTATTAGCACCAGAAAAGGGCAAGTCGGTAATTTTACACGTTAAGCACCGTCCAAACAAGAAGGATCCCGACAACCCCTACGTTGAATATGACTTAGATGCAACTGAACAGCCTGAAACTGCAGACATCACGGATGCAGACTTACCTGGCGACTTAGGTGGGGCACCACTACCAACTGACGCAGACGCACCAGCAGAACCAACAGATGAAGCACCGTTCTAAATAAATACTGCAGTGCCAGTAAACCATCGTTCGGGTGTGATGCCCGTTAATTTACAGAAGGAGGCCGGTCATGCGTAATTTAGTTAATTATGCAGTTAGATACGCCAAAGCGGGGTTCAGCGTCCTGCCAATGATTGGCAAGAAACCGATGATTAAGTTCGCTGACCAGCCCGCCTTGACCGTTGATCAGATACAAAGCTATTGGCGATCACACCCGTACGCACAATTAGCGCTACGGACAACTAATTTTTTTGTAGTTGATATTGACGAACACTCTAATGGTGCGGATGGTTTTCAATCGTTCAAAGACTATGAGCACCCAGAGTATTTCCGTGAAACGTTATCGCAGAAGACAGCGGGCGGCGGCCGGCAACTATTTTATCTAAAGCGTGAAGATAGCACTGTTCAGCAGAATATCGGATGGCTACCGGGAATTGATATTAAGGCTCACGTTAACAATTATGTGATGGTCGCACCCAGTGAGCGGAATGGTAAGGCGTATCAATGGGAGAATCGCAATCCGATTGCTACGGGCACAGCAGAGTTAGTAGCAGCCATCAATGCCAAGACAGCTACGGCAGAAGTAGACCTTAGCGGGTTGAAAACTGATTATTCAAAAAAGTCTGGCACCGCTGAGCTGTTTGAAACAGTTGTGGCCGGGCTTGGAGATACCGGTGGCCGTAATAATGCACTGGCAAGTTTCGCCGGTGGATTATTATTCCGAGGTGTTGATCCGCGAGCAGTTATCCAGCTAGGCTTGCTGGCAAATGCAAACACGGACGATTCACTGACTCAGCGAGAAGCCAAGACAACGATTGAGTCGATGATTAAGAAAGAAATTAGACGAAGGGAGGCTAACCAGTGAGCGCAGAGGAAGAAGCAGACAAGCTACGCAAGTTAGAGGAACAGCAGAAAGTTGTACCGCTTAAAAATCAAATTAATTTTATGGAAACGGCTAAGGGCGGTATTAAAGCAAATTCACTTGAAAATGTTTGTCTGATATTAGAGCACGATCCACTGCTTAAAGGCAAGTTCGCGTATAACGAATTTAGTTACGAAACTGAGTTCATGGAAGATTCAGCCGAGCTAATGTTGGAACATGGACCACTGCAAGATGAGTTCACACCAGCAGTACAACGGTACATCGAACGTAAGTATAAAGTCATGTTTACGCCAAAGTTAATTGATGCGGCAGTTACCGAAGTGTCACGACGTAACGTATTCAATCCAGTTATTAATTATCTGAACGAATGTTACAAAAAATGGGACGGCGTTACTAGGGTGGCTGACTTCTTGCCGGTCTATCTCGGCGTTGAAAAATCACCAGTTACAACATTACAGACCAAGCTATTCTTTGTCGGCGCAGTAGCCAAAGTATTCAAGCCAGAAACTAAATTTGATTTTGTTTTGGATTTAGTTGGTGGTCAAGGAACTGGTAAGACCACCTTGCTTAAGCGTATGTCAAATGGCTGGTATACCGACCAATTCACCGACTTTGAAAACAAAGACAACTATGGCAATATGATGCGGGCTTGGATCGTGAACGACGATGAAATGACCGCCACCAGCCATAGTAGCTTTGAAATCTTAAAGAAATTTATCAGTGCTGAAATTCTGGAGTACCGACCGGCCTATGGTCGCTATACCGTCCGGCGATACAAAAACTTCGTCATGGCCCGAACGACCAATGAAGTGACTTATCTGAAGGATAAAACCGGTGAACGGCGCTTTATGCCAGTGATGGTCAATTCAGCACTACAGAAGAAGTCACCGATTACTGACTTGCCGCAGGAAACGATTGATCAATTGTGGGGTGAGTTCGCAAGTTACTATCGCGACGGTTTTCGATTCGGATTAACGCAGGATCAGGAGCAGATGATGGCGGATAACCGCGAGCAATTTATGTACATCGACGCCGAAGAGGACGCTATCGAAGAGGCATTGGCGACGATTAAAGACGACTTTGTAATGAGTAAAGACATCGCGTTTAAGATGGATGGGGCCGACATTACGAAGAATCGGAAGTTGGCGAAGAAAATCAAGTACGTGATGGACAATCACAAAGGTTGGAAACCGGCACAACACCGAGTTAACGGGGTTCCACGCCGCGGGTACACAAGAGTGTAGTACGTGTAGTTCAGGTGTAGTCACTTTACTGACTACGGCTAAACCCTTGGGGCCCAACGTATACAGTAACATGTAGTTACTCCTTCTTATATTATATATATATATTATTTTATATAGGGTATAGGGATTAGGGGATACGGTGAGTATGAGGTTGAGAAAGTTAAAAATTACTAGCTACGATGCTACACCTTGAACAAAGTCAATGGTAGCAAGGGGTACAGCGTATCAGTAGATTGGAAGTGTAGCGACTACATGCGAGAACAAGAAATTCAGAATCAAATTCGGGTGGCCGTGTCAGCAGCCGGATGCACAATTTTCCGGGCGAATGTCGGCAAGGTCGAAATGAAGAACGGTCGGTGGTTCGATACTGGACTGCCCCAAGGATTCCCAGATTTATTTGGGTTCCGACATTCGGATGGTTCGATATTCTTCATTGAATGTAAAAACGAAACCGGACGACCGCGGGCTGATCAGATTAAATTTCATAAATTTTTGATGAAACAACACACGATTCACGGGATTGCACGGAGCCCGGAAGATGCATTGAAAATTATTAATGAGGGGCTGGTTGGATATGGGTTTTCAAAACGGTAAGACGTACCGAGACTTATTTATTGAAGTTAACGAGCGATATGGAATTCAAACTAGTACATCGCTACACGTTGATTTAGACAAAGTGTTAAGCGATGAGAAATACCAAGAATGTTTAAAAGCTTATTCAGTTCTACCGGCAATATTTGCCGACACCTTTGGAGGTAATAATAATGATTGATATGAAAATTGACCAGTATCATCTGACTAGTGACAAATACGAAGTTAAGGTTAACAGGATGTCATTAGACAGCCATGGGCATCCGGTAACTAGCTACGATGAAAAGTCTGGTATTAATCGGCTGGTAGAAGTAACCCTAGCACACTGTAAGAACGTCGAGGACGCATTGCACTGGCTTCGTGGGTATTTAATCCGGAATGGCAGTGAACACATTAAAACAGTGGATCAGTTAGCCAGAAAGAGTCATGAAATTGAACGACAGTTTGACACGTACATTAAAGAGCGCGTACCGGAAGGATTGTAAGTTATGCCTAAGCACACTAAGAAGCGTTCAACAATTAAACGGAAACACCGGCGTATGAAGCAACACGCCGAAGCAAACAAAGCTAAAGCACAGGATAACAAGCAACTGGTCAAGGAATATGAGCCGTACAACATTAATAAGCGGGCGTTCGGGGAGGATTGAAAATGATCAACAAGGCACTATTTACATCAAACAAAGAAGACTGGGAAACGCCCCAGGATTTCTATGATCGATTAAATGCTAAATATCACTTTGAATGGGATTTGGCTGCGAGCGATGGCAACGCTAAATGTGGCCATTATTTCACTAGTGATGATAATTCGTTAGAGCAAGATTGGGAAAGATTATCAGGAAATCTGTTTTTGAATCCACCATATGGCCGAGAACTAAAGCTGTGGGTTAAAAAGGCATCTGAAACACAATTAAAACACGATCAGTTTTTAGTGATGCTGATTCCGTCAAGGACTGATACTAGCTATTGGCATGACTATATTTTCAATCATGCTGAAATTGAGTTTTTACGAGGCAGATTGAAATTTGAAGTAGACGGAGTTGGTGGTGATTCAGCACCATTCCCGTCAGCCGTAGTTATTTATACAGGAGAGGGCAACGTTCACGAGAACCCGGAACTACTGGAGGAATAAAAATGACTGATACCGAATACGCCAAAGCAATCCAAATCTTACAATAGAGCATGTGTTTTGACAATAATAAATAATGCCACCATGATGATTGCAGGTGAAAAATTATGCGACATCTAGAATGAAGGCGAGGCACAGACTATGGAACATATTGATCATGAAAAGCTTAACAACCTGGTATGTAAAGTTGAAGACCGCCATGAAAATGGCATTCTTGGCGCAAACGAAAAAGAAATGGCACCCATTTGGAAGATAACCAAGGCAACAATGAAGAGCGACTATTTAGCAGTTTCATTGCGACAATACAATTTAATTGAAGCATACGCAGCCAAGAGCTCACATACAACAGAGGAAAAGAACCAAACCTTAAAGCAACTGCATAAGAAATACAGTTGGTTAAACCGGCGGGTGACGGAGTACCGTCACGGCAATTTAATTATTCGGAGTTGAGGTGGAAAGTGGTGGGCGATTTTGAAACTAACAAGAAATTTTTAAGGCGTTACCGGCCTTACTTTAGACAAATCAAGCGGCTTGAAACTAAGCTATTTGTTATTGATGATCGTATTGAGTCGACACATTCACCTAGTATGACGGGGCAACCGGGCGGTGGAAAGCGGCGCGAGTTGGCTGACGACTTAATTCAGCGAGAAGAAATTGAGGCACGTATTAATCGGCTGATCAAGAAAAGCCGTCCAATCAAATCTGAAATTACGGATTGTCTTGATGAATTAACTAATTCGTTAGAAGCTTCTATTTTAGAACAGTATTTTATTGAAGATATTCAGCTGGACACGATTGCGTTACAGATGAGCTATTCATTTAGGCAAGTCAAACGATTGTATGGCGATGGAGTTAGACACGTTAATATATTGTGATTATGAGAGTCGTTGCAAAACTGCGACGGCTTTTTGTTATAATTATATTAAATTATTTTTTCAAGGAGATAATTATGACAAAATCAGATGTAATCCAAAGACTGTTAGAGGAGTTGAATAATCAAAATCAAATATATATTGCAATCATTGGTGTAGTTCTTGTTTTCTTTGGTGTTATGCAATGGCGCTTTTCTGATAAGCAAATTAAAAAGATGAAAGATGATTTTAAAAAGGATTTTAAAATCGAAGAAATTAACGACTTAATAGATGAAATAAAAAATACATTGGATAAGTCACGTAAAAATGAACAAGCGCTAAAAAAGGAAATAGTTGAAGTAACTGATATGAACCTTGATAATGCATCATTTTTTCTGACATATGTAGCTGATGATAGTGCTAAAGTGTTAAGTAATGGAATAATGAATTTTGAACAAGCATTTAATAAATCAATTTCAACACATAATTTAAGCATAACAACAGTGCAGCATGTTGTTGCTAATTTTACTATATGCATATCAAGAATGAATAAACTTGGTGTCAAACTCGATTATAAAACGAACGATAAAATGGAAGAACTTGTAAGCATAATTACTGAGCAAGCAGCAATTAGTTCTAAAGAGAATACGGATTCAAATCTAATATTAGCTAAACAATCGTTGGCACAAGGAATTAAATTATTAAAAGCTGAATTCAAAAAGTATGAAGATGCTATAAGCAACGGCCACCCAAAATAGATTTATCTAGGAAATACGTTACCCAGCAAACCATGTCCCCTAGATGTCACTAACATGCCGAGTAAATGGGTGTATATTTGTATTATCGAATAGTTCCAAAGAGAAAGTCGTTGCGATTATGTAGTAAATTTTATGGTATAATTAAACAAATAAATTATATAGGAGATGCTCGCATGCTTGATAAAAATGAATTGAATAATTATTTTATTTGTGATCATTGTCATCAAAAAATTGAGACAGTGAATCTTGGGTTTCTTGAGTGGCTGACTCCTGAACGTGGAAAAGTTGAAAAGTTTCACATTGTTCATAACGATGCGAAATGTTTGTATGATGTTAAACCTGCTGCCCCTAGTTGGGAATTAAGATCTGGTATCGATGAAAATGGATTTATAAATTTATTAGGAATGGTTGATGAAGTTTCAGATGCAGAAGCTTTGGCAAATTTACTGGATACGATTGAACGATTAACGATTCCAAATTATGAACTAGTACGAAATAGTTTAGAGGCTGCACGAAAGTCTGGTGAGGTTGATTTTAATACGAAGCCTGGTTTTCCGTCTCCCGCAGAGATTGCGGCAGTACTCCGATATCAGAATGGAGAACAAGTTTATAAATAATTTTCTTGAATATTTAACGTCATGCCAAAAGGTATGGCGTTTTTATACAAACTATTATGTTAGTAATTATATTACCCTATGAACCATGTCCCCTGAATGTCCCCTAGATGTCACTAAAATGTCCCCGGAATGTCACTTACATGCCGGTAAAATGGGTGTATATTTGTATTATCGAATAGTTCCAAAGAAAAGTCGTTGCGATTGTGTGGCGGCTTTTTCTGTTATGATGTTAAGTAATTAATATTTTGGAGGAATTATTTGATGAAAATAACTGTGACTATGTTTACTACTATAATGACGGTATTAGGAACTTTATTAGGAATTTGCATAAAATCTGTACTTGATCATGTTTTTGATGAAAAATCAAGAAAGCGAGAGATATCAGACAAATTAACAATGGATCAATTTAACCGATTAACTGATAATTTAGCAAGGCTTATTGAGAAATGTAGGGTCCAAATTCAAGAAGAACAGTACACTGTACATGGACCCTATTGGAAGAATCTGGGGAAAACAGATGCAGAGTTAAGTGAAGCTCAAAAAAATGTTGAAGAAAGATCTAGCGAAATCGTAGGACTAAAGGAGATTTGTACTAGTGCATCTTATTTTTTACCGAGTAATGATGAAAAAGTAAGAATTAAATTAAATGAAATTACTAACATTGTTGATGATGAAATTACTAGTTATTATGAAGCACATATTAGATTTTCAGATGATGGTAAAAAGTTTTTAGATAAGCTAAATTTGATACGTCAAGAAAGTTTAATATTAATGCGCGATTCAATACAAATACATTGATAATAGTAGCGTCATGCCAAACGGTGTGGCGCTTTTATGTGCTGTGGCGGAATAGGTAGACGCATAGTCAGACGCGAGTAACGGGTATCGGGTGACACTGATATGACCACACGTCATGTAAGGTGCAAATCCTTATCGGCATATTAATTAAATTTATTGGAGGTAATACGAATGGAACAATCTGAGTTCAATGCAACACAGACAATCAATGAGACTTGCTATAGCTTAATTAAGCAGGGCTATTCATTGCGTGACATCTATAGTGGATTGGGTAATGTGATGGCTGGTATTGAACCTAAGCATCTAACCAACCAAGCGTTGGTGATTGATTTGGATATCGACACATCCAAGGTAGTTGGTAAGTTACGTCATGTCATGGACAACTGAACAATGCCACGCATTCTATGGTTCGGTTGAGTGGGAACATCTGCGCGCTGCTATCCTTAAGCGTGATCACTATGAATGTGTGTGGTGTAGGCGTGATGGTAAGGTCACTCGTTACGGCGACGTGGATAGTCATGGTCGTCCGGTTGTACTGGAAGTTGACCACATCAAAGAGTTGGTTGACTATCCGGAACTGCGAACCGAGCCGACTAACCTGCGGACACTGTGCAAGGATTGCCACAACAAAAGACATCATCGCATGAACTATCGAAGCAAACATGAGCGTAAAGAGAACCGATGGTCAAAGGATGAGAGGTGGGATTAATGGTGGAACATAATATGACTTGGTCAATAAGCAACAGGCAAAAGATACCTAAGATCTATGTTGATGATGAGCAGGCTCAGGTAGTGTCGTGTAGTTATCAGTTTGTAACGGCTACAGATATTGATGAGTCAGGAGTTAGCATGATGACTGCAACTATCATCTTGTTATCGGAGCGTGACTATAAGCCAATTCAACATGTGGTCTTTATCAATCAACAGACTGGCAAGGTGTTCTATCAATAGACAAGGAGTGATGACTAATGCGATCAAGAACCGATAACACTAAGCAAGTCGTGGTCTACGTAGTCATGCGTGACCAACAAGCGAATGTATTATTTGCGCATCGCGTTTATTTTAGTGAACGGCGAGCGAAGAACTATTGTAGACGGATGAATAATGCAAAAGAATTTACTGGCTATTACTACATTAATAAAGCAATCTTTTTTGACTGGAAAGCATTTATTTCTAAATTTACAGAGGCCCCCGGGGTCAAAAAAATTGGCGAAAAATAGAAAACTGGGAACCGGTGGGTAGGACTCGACTCCGGAAAAATATTGCTTTTTTTATTCAATTTGAAAGGGGGTGGGGGTTTGGACCACCGTAAGATAAGAAGGGAATTGATGCAGCGAATCGATAAAAAATCAGCTGTTGAGAAAGAGAAGGTTGACCGATATATCAGCCTTTTGAACGCTTTTTATAAGCTTGATGAAGCCATTATTGCCAATGGTGTGATGGTCAAAATCGAGAATGGCAAACAGACATATTGGAAAGCAAATCCGGCCGTTTCCGAAAAAAATCGAATTAATTCCGCGCTAATAACGCTTGAAAAGGACTTTAAGCCCGTTAAAACCACCCCTAAAGCGTCTAAAACAGCTACTACGAGTGACGAAAAGGGTGGCTTGGTATGATTCAACAGAAGTATGTTAAAAGTTACCTACAGGCCTATAAAGACGGTTCTATCAGGTTGAATAAGCGGCGAATAAAACTCGTGGAATTAATAGAAAAGACCGTTCTAACTAACGAAAATTATTATTTTGATGAAGAAAAAATCGAGGACTGTTTAACGTTCGCTGATAAGTGGTTTTTCCCATTTACACCCTGGGAAAAGTTCTTAACCGCGTTCGTTTTTTTATATGATCACACCACTGAGCGGCGAGCAATTCGGAAGTTCATGGTAGTCGTTGGCCGTGGAGCTGGTAAGAACGGCTGGGTATCGGTGATTTCATCTTTTCTTTTATCACGACTGCATGGGGTCCGCAATTATAATGGTTCCATTATCGCCAATAGTGAAGAACAGGCCAAAACATCGGTTGATGAGATTCACGATGCGGTCGACTTGCATAGTGAGTTGAAAGGCGAATTTTATGCGACCAATTCGCAAGTTCATTCGAAGTCTACCAACTCGACGCTACGATACCGGACTTCTAACGGGAATACTAAAGATGGCTTGCGTGATGGTTTTGTTATTTTCGATGAAATCCACGCCTATCCCAATAACCAAAATGTCAAAGTTCATATTTCTGGGCTTGGGAAAGTTCGAGACTCACGAGTTTTCGAGATTGGGTCCAAGGGCTATGTGCGTGATGGCTACCTAGATAAAGAATTAGCAAAAGCTGATGCGATTTTAGACGGCAAGGCCCCCATTGAATCGATGTTTCCATTTGTTTGCGAGTTGGACAACTTGAAAGAGATGGACGACCCAGCCAACTGGGAGCTTGCTAACCCATCATTTTCTAAGCCGATGAATGGTTACGCCAAAGACGTTTACCAGGAGACTATGGACGACTATAACGACCTGGAACTAGACCCGTCCGGTTATGATGAGTTCGTTATTAAGCGCATGAACTACCAGGTTGAAGACCTAGAAAAGTCGGTTGCCCCTTATGAGCAAATCAAAGCGACTAACCGTCCGATTCTATTGGACGACTTGCAAGGCATGGAAGCGATTGGATCGGTGGATTTCGCGTCTATTCGCGACTTTACTGCAGATGGTTTAATCATCAAACGAGATGGCAAGCAATACTTTATCAGCCATCAATTTGCCCGCCGCCAATTTGTCGATAAGTTCTATGCATATTCAGCTAAGCCACAAGATCGCCCCCAGTCTGCTCCTCCTATTGCTGAATGGGAAGAACGCGGGTTACTGACTGTGGTAGACACGCCAACAATTGACCCACAAGCCGTAGTTAATTGGTTTTTGGAACAGCGGAAACATTTCATCATTAAGAAAGTTGTCATGGATAACTTTCGTGCCGATCTTTTGCGTAAGTTTTTTGTAGACGCTGGATTTGAAGTCGCAGTCATTCGGAATCCAACTGCCATTGATGGCCTACTGGCACCGAGAATTGAGACTGGGTTTGCTAATCATCAATATATCTGGGGGGACAACCCGTTATTGCGGTGGAACACTCAAAACGTGTTGGTTTCGACCGATAGCCACGGTAACAAACGATACGGCAAGAAAGAAGAGATTCGGCGAAAAACTGATGGCTTTAAAGCATTTGAATATGGCCAATATCTAGTTGACCAGTTACCCGACTACTCGGTAAATGAATCGCTAGATATGTTAGCCGACATTGATTTCTAACGGAAGGGAGGTGAATATATGAGTGTAATTAATAGCTTCTTTGACCTGTTTACGCGGCGAAAAGATTCCAGCTTTGTTTATGATCTTGATTTGTTCCAGGACGTTAAGAACCGAGCCTACTTAAAGCGCATGGCGATTGACACAGTGATCAATTACGTAGGCCGGGCGGTTAGCCAGTCGGAGTTCCGTGTGATGAACAAGGGGTTACCTGTTAAGGATGCGATGTATTACAAGCTCAATGTCCGACCAAATACTGACGAATCGGCCAGTGATTTTTGGCAGCATTTTGTTTACCAATTGATTTATTACAACGAGGTGCTGGTGATTCAAGACGACGATGGTGATTTATTAATTGCTGATGACTTTAGTCGTCACGAGTATGCAGTATATGAAGATGTTTTCGACAATGTCACGGTCAAAGAATACACGTTTAAGCGTTTCTTCCCGATGTCTGATGTTATTTACCTGAGATACTCAAACGAGCAGTTAGAGCACTATCTGACTGGTTTATGGGGAGACTATGGTGAGTTGTTTGGCCGAATGTATGAGCTAGAACTTCGTAACAATCAAATTCGAGCGACTGTTAAGGCTGACCTAACGGCTGGTGTTAATGACGGTAAAGCCAACAAGCTGCAGAAGTTTATCGACAAGATTTTCCAATCGTTCAGTAAGAACTCTGTTGCACTAGTACCAATCACAAATGGCTTTGAATATAACGAAGTATCGAACGGGGTAGGCAAAAATCAGACGTTTGATGAAAGTAACGGCGTGTTACTGGCATTCATTGACCATGTCGCCCGGCTGGTAGGAGTGCCACCAGCGTTAATTCATGGCGAAACTGCTGAAAGTGGTGAAAATCAGAAACTGTTCAATAAGCAGTGCTTGAGTTCGTTATTAAATAAAATTCAGTCAGAGCTTAACGCTAAGTCATTCAGCCAGCGAGATTACTTAAAGAATGGCAAACAAGTTGAAGTAATTGGTATTAATCGACCAACACTAATTGAACTAGCAGAACAAATCGACAAGCTTGGCTCGTCAGGTATGGTTACTCAAAACGAGGTTCGGTCAGCAGTTGGGTTGCCACCACGTGAAGACGGTGACCAGATAGTGATGACCAAGAATTATACAATGAAAGGTGGTGAGAATAATGAACAAGATTAACGTTAAGGGTCCGATTATTAGTAATGATGACAAGTGGATTTATGACATGTTGGAAATGGACAGTACCGCTCCTAAGGATGTCATTGATGCATTACCAGATGATGGCTCAACTGTTGAAGTTGATATTAATTCTGGTGGTGGTTTAATGGACGCTGGAACTGAAATTTATACTGCGTTGATGGCTTATCAAGGAAAAGTTATGGTTAACATTGTTGGGATGGCCGCAAGTTCAGCGTCATTGATCGCCATGGCTGGTAATCCCACACGGATTAGTCCAGTCGGCCAAATTATGATTCACAATGTAGCTGGTGGATTGCGTGGTGATTACCGTGATCAGGCTAAGCTGTCTGAAATTTTAAAGCAGTCCAGCGAAGCGATTGCGAATGCTTATCATCTTAAAACTGGCTTATCGATGGAAGATCTACAGGCCAAGATGGATTCAGAAACGTATTTGAATGCAGACCAAGCTAAAGAATTAGGCTTTGTCGATGAAATTATGTTTGATGATCAAATTGAGCTGGTCGCAGATGGTGGCTCAGGTATGTTACCAAAGTCTGCCATTGATAAAATAACTGAGTTAATGAAGCAAAATAATTCAGGAATGACAACCGCACGCAGTATTAAGCCTTTCAAATTATCTGATTCAGATATTGATCGTATTACAACTGCAGTCACTCAAAAACTAAATGTTAAACCTAAAGTGCAAACGGAAAAAACATTTAATCCGTTTGCTTTTTAATTTAGAAAGAAGGAAAAGTAATGATTAAATTTGATACAAAAGCTTTCAAAAACTTTACTGACGCACGTGAAAAGTACGCACAATTGGTGAAGGACGCCGCAAAGCCCGAAGAACAACAGCAGGGTTTTACTGATATGATGGACGCTTTGGGGGAAGATACACTTTCAGAAATTAAGAACCAAGTTCACGCTCAAACCGAAGACTACTTAGACGCTCACCGACACGACCCCAAGATGTCTAACGAAGAAGTGAAGTTCTTCAATGAAATTAAGACAGATACTGGATTTAAAGAACCAAAGTTATTGCCTGAAACGGTTGTTACTGAAGTGTTCGATGACATGGTTCAAGCCCACCCGTTACTTCAAGCGATCGGTTTGCAAAACCAAGGTATTAGCTTGAAGATTATCCAATCAGATGCTTCCGGAGTAATTGGCTGGGGTAATATTTTCGGCGAAATCACTAGTCAATTAGATGCTAAGTTCAAGGAGACTAAAGCTGACCAATCCAAGGCAACTGCGTTCTTGGTATTACCAAAGGACTTAAGCGACTTCGGCCCATCATGGATTAAGCAATACGTAATCACCCAAATTACTGAAGCATTTGCGGTCGGCGCTGAAACTGCGTTTTTAACTGGTGATGGGAATCAAAAACCAATTGGCTTAAACCGTTCTGTCAAGGAAGGGGTGGCCGTAACTGGTGGTGTTTATCCGGAAAAGGAATCCGCTGGGGCGTTGACGTTTGCAGATACCAAGACTGCTGCTAAAGAATTAGCTGGTATGATCAAGAATCTTTCAACTAAGGAAAATGGTAAGCCAGTTGTGGCTAAGGGCAAGACTGTCATGGTCATGGGCCCCGGCGAATCATTAGATGTGGAAGCACAATTTATGGTTCAAAACTTAGCTGGCCAATTCGTCACTGCCTTACCATTTGGATTGACGATTATCGAATCTGAATTTGCGCCAGAAAACAAGGTGATTGCCTTCGTTCAAGGTCGCTATGATGCATTCCAAGCTGGCCCATTGAAGATTCAACCATACGACCAAACGCTGGCACTTGAAGACATGGACTTATACACGGCAAAGCAGTTCTTCTATGGTAAGGCTAAGGATGACAAGGCAGCTGCGGTTTACGACTTGAAGCTTGCTACTCCTGGTACTACGACTACTGAACCAACGACCGGCGGTGACACGGGAAAATAGCGACCCCGGACACCGGGGTAACTAAGCCTACCGCGAACAGTACCGTAGCTGAGATTACGGCTTGGTTAGATGCTAACGGAATTGACCACACTGGAGCTACGTTGAAGGCCGATTTACTAGCATTAGTGGGGTGATTAAATGGCAGATGAAAAGATGAATCCATTATTAGATCGATTCAAACTGCGTATGAAGATTTATCACAAAGCCGAGGACGCGAATTTATCGCGAATTCTGAATGCAAGTCAGAAGCGTATCACCGATATTACTGGTATTGCCAGTAACGCCGGTGATGATGTGTATGACGAGCTAGTTTTAGAACGAGCACGATACGCTTACAATGACCAAGTCGAGTTTTTTGACGCTAATTTTTTGGACGACTTATTGTCTGCGTCCTTGACCAGCTATGAACCGGGAGATGATGAAGATGAATCGACCGAAGTTTGAGTACAATGCACCACCAATAAGAACGAATCAGCTTAATACGCCGGTTCGTTTTTTTCGTACCCTCAAAAATTTGGGGCCAGAGCCAGGTCGTGGTCAAACTGAACAAGCTTTTGAGTGTTTGGGTTTAGCTTATGATCCATCCACCAAAGACCGTGAAGTGCTTAACGTTAATGAAGCAAAGTATGGCGTGACTATCAAGATTCGCGATACTTTTGGCGAATTTGACCCGACAACTAAGGACACCGTGGTTATTGACGACCGCCGGTATCTGGATGCCACTGGTCAACCGATTGTTTGGGATGTTATCCAGGTGGCGCCGAACCTAGAAAATAATGCTTTTGTCAAAATCGTGCTGGGGGTGACTAAATGACGGAAGTAACGGTTAAGTTCACAGGCGTTGATGAAGTCATCAACAAGCTGTCCCAGAAACTGAGTCCAGCAAAACTGAATCGTGCTGAAAACGATGCGCTACGAGTGGCTGGTAGGCGTGTAGCAGTTGAGTTAAAGAACGCCGTGGCTAGTTATCGTGATACAGGGCAAACAGTTCTTCAAGTGTCGGTGGGAAACCCGCACAGCCGGGGCGGTGTACGGACGATTAAGATTGGTTGGCACGCGGGATCTCGCTGGCGATTAGTCCATCTGAATGAGCTCGGTTATACACGGTTCGGCAAAACCTATCATCCACGAGGCATGGGTAAAGTTCAAGGTGCATTTGATAGTAGCCGTGGCCCTGCCAAGGCACTTGAAGAAGCTGAATTGAGGAAACTACTATGACCGAAACCAAGGATATGCTTGCAACTATTTATACCGCGTTGTTGGCAAATGCAACAATTGCAAAACTGACATTGGCTGGTGATGGCAGTCATCGAATTAGTTATTTTGAAAGCCCAGAAACGGCTGACCACGACAATCTATTTGTTGTGATTACACCTGTCGGGCCACCGGTACCAGCGGCTGTTGGCAGTGATGATTATTTGAATGTGCAGTTCACATTTCAAGTCAATGTTGAATCTATCAGTCGACAGGCACGTAATGCTGTGGCACGTGAAATTCAAAACGAAATGCTTGCCCTGGGTTTTTCAAGATTAGCTGGTGCTCAGAACGAATTAGATGAATTCATGACTGAAACTAACCGCTTTGTTGACGTTCGTCGATACCGAGGTAACACGAAATTGTATGACACAAATTATTAAGGAGAGATGTAATTATGTTTGTAGGATATAAACGATTAAAGATTCAACCATTTGCCGAAGACGGCACGAAAAAAGGTGACCTGATTATTGTTGAAGGTCAGGCACACAAAGGGGCTACGACCACTGCTGAAATCAGTGGCTTAGCTAAAGACCCAGTGAAAGTACCGGGGTCTAATATCGATTACTACTTGTCACGTCAAGGCTTGGGTGACGCCAAGGTAGCACTCGGTATTTTAGATTTACCGGAAGTTAGTGCTGACCTATTGGCTGGTTTCCGTGTCGATGATGACAAGATCAGCTATGGTGGTGAAGATACGTTGCCACCATATTGCTCAATTGAAATGGAATCCAAAGAAGACACTGGCGAAATTGCGTTAGTTGGTTTCTTCAAGGGAACATTTACGCGGGATAAGATTAGCTTGAGCACGCTGGATTCATCTAAATCATTTACGCCAGAAGCTGATGCCTGGACTTTTACGCCAATTAGTTCGATTGCCACTGCTACTAACGGCGAAGTGATGCAGAAGTTTGTGGGCGATGCCACTAAGGATGCAACGACTGTTACGAAGTTTGAAAAGCAATTGTTTGATCCAGCAGGTAATGATACAACCCCAAGTAATGGATAATCCTGAAAAACATATTGAATAACTAACCACTAGTCGCCGATAAATCAACAATACCAATTGGGGCGGCTTTTTGTGTATGGAGGAAAAAAACTATGAGTACACCACTAAAGATGGAATTACTTATTGATGGTAAAAAGCAGACCTTCACGGAATCGTTCATTCCGGCAGGCCGTATCTTGGACGCATTGGACTTAATCGAAACCGATAACTCAGATCGTAAATTGCGTGATGTTTTTGAAGAACGAGTAGCATTTCTAGCCAAAGTATTTACTAACCCGTTAGTGACAACAGAAGCAATTTGGAGTGGGCTCAATGCGATTGGCTTTGAAGACCATATTTTTGAACTTATTTGTAAGGTTGCAAATGTAAACCCAAAAAAGCTACAGATGGCGACGACACCGGAATAACCATCAAAGAAGCTCGCAAAAGTGTGTTATCAGCAGTCGGCGTAATTGTTGAGAACCGCACTGGCTATACACTATCGAGCGTATTAAATGATGTTGATTTTCAATTGTTGTCGCAAATAATCGAAGCAACGACCGAACAGACTCAGCAGACTGAAAGTGGGACCCGAGTTAAACCGGGAACTGTGGGGGTAAACCCTGGTAATCAGCCTGTCATGAGTCTTTTTGACTTTGCTAGAAAATCTTAATGAAGGGAGGAATAATAAATGGCAGATGAAGTATTAGGCCGCATGGTCATCGAGTTAGGGCTGGATCATGCTGCTTTTGGTAAAGGTTTAACCGGTGCTAAACGTGAAGTTAAGTATGCAATGGCTGAGATGAAATCATCAATGGCTGTACTCGGTCAATCGGGCCGCCAGTTTGACGTCCTATCAGCTAAGTCTAAAGGCTTGTCACAAGTAATGATGAGTCAACAGCGAGTTGTTGAAAAACTGGGTAAAGCGTACAAGGACTCGCTGGTTGATGGTAAACCAACCGCACAAACAGCTAAGTTAGCAACTCAATTGCAGAATGCCAATGCTAAATTAGCCTCATTACAAACTCAGTACAAGAATAATGCAGCGGCAATGGCTAAAGCACGTGTTGAGCAAACTGGTTTTACCGGTGGCTTAAATAAAGTTAGCAAGGCAGCTGTAGCGACTGGTACATCGATGAAGAACATCGGCTCAACGATGACCAGCAAAGTTAGCGCCCCAATTGCGGCTGGTTTAGCCATTGCAACTAAATCCGCTATCACTTTTGATTCGCAAATCAAGTCCATGGGGCCTCTGCTGACTAATGGGGGCGCAGTTACCGCTAAGTACCGGTCACAGTTGGATCAGTTGGGTGATGCATCTAAAAAGATGTCGATGAAGTACGGTGTCTCGACTACTGAAATAAATAACGGCATGGCAGAGCTTATTCGGCGTGGCTATACCACTAACCAAGTTTTGGGCTCAATGCCGTCTATCTTAGACGCTACCATGGCTTCCGGTGAAGATATGGGTACGGTCATGAATGCCACGGCGTCAATCGTTGAACAATTTGGTTTAAAGACTAACTCAACGGCTGGGACGATGAAGAACACGCAACGGGTTACTGACTCGCTGACATACGCGGCCAATGCAACTGCGGCTGGCTTCGGTGATATGTCTGATGCGATGAGCTACGTCGGGCCGGTTGCCTCTAGTTTGGGTCTCAGCGTTGAACAAACTGCGGCGGCTGTTGGTGAGCTCAGTAACCAAGGAATCGAAGGCCAAAAAGCTGGGACTAATTTACGTGGTATGCTGACTAGTTTGATTAAGCCAACCAAGCAAAACACCGAGGGATTCAAGAGTATGGGCATTAGTTCGAAGCAACTGGCCCATGACTCACACGATTTACCGCAACTAATTGATGATATCACACATGGCACTAAGGGCTGGTCAAACGCTGAACGTGGTAAGGCTTTAGCCCAAGCCTTCGGACGTGAAAACCAAGCGGCAGCTAACGCATTAGTTAAGGCTGGTTCTAAGAACCTGCGTGACTTGACTAAAGATACTGAGAACGCTGGTGGTGCGACTAAGAAAGTTGCCGAGCAAATGAGCAATACTTCGGTAAATAATGTCAAGAAACTGATTGCGTCATTACAAGTGCTAGGAATTGAAATCGGTGAGAAGTTAATTCCAAAACTAACACCGTTAGTTAAGAAAGCCACGGATATGGTTCAAGGCTTCTCGAAGATGGATGATGCCACTCAGAATACCATTATTAAGTTTGCCCTATTAGCTGCTGCCGGTGGCCCGGTATTGAGTATGCTGGGTAATATTGTCGGTGGATTTGGAACATTCGGCGGCGGTATTGTTAAAGTTATTAGTGCTACCGCACAATGGCACGCCAAAAACCAAGCGACCAAAGAATCATTATCAGTGCTAAAGGGTGCGACTGATGCTACCAGTGGTGGTTTTAAAGCATTCAAGGGTAGTGTTGATACTGTAAATGGCTCGGCATCAACGGCTAAGTCAACGTTTGGATTACTGAAAGGTGCCTTTACGACGGCCGAAGCTGGCGCCGGTGTATTAGGAACCTCATTAAGTGTGACGGGTGCGGCGGTGACCGGTGTTGGGTTAGCAGCTGTAGCTGGTGTGGCTTACTGGCAACTCTATGGTAAGGAAGCAGCCGCTAGCGCTGCACGAACACGGCAGTGGGGTTCAGATATAGGTAAGTCTGCATCAGATGCAGCTACGGATATGACTAGGTTTGAGTCCAAAGCATCAACAGCGTTAGATGATTTTAATGGTAATGCACAGAAAAACGCCAAAACCGTACAAAAAGCATTTGCGGATATGGTCGGCTCAGCAAGTAAGCATGTTGATAAAGAATACCAAAATGCGCTGAAAGTTGCTAAAAAGATTGGCGGTGAAGCCGGTGACGCCATCGCAAAACAAGCCGAAGAGCAAAAGAAAGCTAATGAGAAAAAAGTCACTGACATGCAGAATACTGCAAAAAAAGTCACAGCGATTACATCTCAGTCAGCAAAAGATGGCGTAAAACTTACTAGTGACCAAGCAACTACAATTGCGAATCTACAGCGTCGGATGGCTAAGGATGAAATTGATACTTTAGGTCTAAAATCTAAGCAGAAGAAAGCCATTCTAGCTGCTGAGCTGGGTGAAACTAGTTCAATGACTAAAAAACAGTTAGCTGAGAATGCCAAATCTATTGGTGATGCTGGTGCTAAAGAGCTTGATACTTACAACGATAAAATGGGTAAACTTAATCAGGCTCACAAAGATGGCTTGATTAGTAACGAAGAGATGAATAGTGCGGAAGAGGTTCTGACTAAGCGACATAATGCCACTATTAAACAACTTGGTGAAGATTACATCAGGACGCAGGTTAAAGCTGGCGAAACCGCGGGCCAGGCTTTTGAAGAATTGCAAACTAAATATGGATATAATGAGAAACAAGCCCAAGCTGCCTATGATCAATTTAAGAATGGTGCTGAAAAGTCAGCAAGTGTGGCCATCAAGCTTACCGGTAATATGAGTAAAGCAACTCAAAAAGCCGCTACAGACTGGAACTCAATGGTATTAGACCCCAAAACAGGTAAGCTAAAGACCAATGCGCAGGCAGAAGTCAATAAGGCCGCTAAGTCGAAAGACAAATGGAATCAGATGAAACTACTGGTTAAACAGGGAAAGATGAGTTCTAATGCCGCGGCCATGGTTGGGGTTGCGGCTGTTCAGACCAAACGCTGGGATGGTTTAACGCTTAAAGAGAAACAGGCGATGATTAAGTCTAAAGGTGGCGATGATCTAGCCGGGTTAATCGAAAAGGGCAAACAATGGGGCAAGTTTACTCCAGCCGAAAAGAAGGCCATCATTACTTCCAAAGGCGGACCAGAACTCTTAGGCGTCATGACTAAGGCTCAAACTTGGAATAAGTTAACGATGGCTGAGAAGCGGGCAGTCTTAAAGGACAACGCGTCGCCAGCCATGAAACAAGCTTCGGTTAGTGTCAAGGAGTGGAACAACTTAACACCACAAATGAAGACGGTCATGGCTAAAGCTAAGGGTGCCGAAGATGTTGCTAAAGGCGTTAAGAATCTTAAGGATTGGAATAGCTTACCAGAACGTGAAAAACGGTTAATTGCAAACGACAAGGGCGCTACGGGAATTATTAAGAAGGTAACTGGTAATTATAAGGCTTATCAGAATTTACCAAAAAACGCTACTAAGAATTTATTTGCTAAGGACAATGCTAGCAAGAATGCTGGTAAAGCTAAAATTTCAGTTGATAAGTTTGGCCGAGTTAAGGTAACTGGTAAGGTACTTAAGGCTACTGATAAGGCGTCTGGTCCTGCCAAGAGCGGTAAAAAGGGACTAGATAAATTTAATTCAACCAAAATGCAGACTAAAACTGCAAAAGGTAAGGATTCGGCCTCAGGTTCAATGAACGGTGCACGTAAATCGGCAATGAAATATAACGGCGTTAATATGGCACTCAAAACTGCTCGTGGACATGACGCTGCATCTAGTCCAATTAACGGTGCTCACCGGTCGCTTGATCGATATAACGGGGTAGGTATGCGCGGAAAAACCGCTCGCGGATATGATTCAGCAAGCGGTGCTATGGGACGCGCTAAAGGTTCGTTAGGTCGCTACAATGGAACCGGTATGCGAGACAAGACTGCTCGTGGTCATGATGGCGCTTCTGGTCCAATCAGTAGCGCAATCCGTACTCTAAGCCACTGGAATGCAATGGGGAACGTGACTCACTTCATTACAACTGTTTTTCGTAAAATTACTCGGCACGCAACAGGTACAACAGGTACCGATGGTAATCCAATTATTGTTAATGACGAAGAAAGTTCAGTGTACCGTGAAGCTGTCAAGTATCCCGGGCATCCAGCGTTTATTCCACACGGACGTAATGTCTATCTGAATGCACCAAAAGGAACGCAAGTTATTCCAGCGGGATTAACGGCCAAAATGTTTGGTGTCTCACAGTATGCTGCTGGTACTATTCCGGCTAATTCATCAATTATCCAAGCTTCGAAAGCAATCAACGACTCAATTGGCGGAGATAATACCACAATCAACTATAACTTGGGTGGTAGTGACAGTACACAAGCAATCGTAGCAGGCCTGGAAGCTATCTTGAATAAGCTTGATGACCAACAACCAACATTTGAAGTGCACAACGATATGATTGGTGAAAAGCTGCGGACTTTGATTAAACAAAAGGATTCACGGGAACACAATTTAAATCGATTCTTCCCACAAGGAGGTTAGCAAATGGATGCTTTAATTACAAACTTAAATGGAACTGAACATAAGTTGAGTGACTTCGGCTTCCAAGTGCTCAACTTCGAAGAATCGGCACCAACAATCACCAGAACTACTAAGAGTTTTGATGGGCGCGCCGGTTCATTGGATTATGGGGGCCGGCATGTCGTTAAGAAGATTACAATCAATGGTTTGTATTGGGTTAAAATCCTGGAACAAGTGGATGACGTGCGAGATAAAGTTAACGCGGCTTTGTCACAAACGGAATCCATTTATTTAACACGCATTTACGGTGGTCGAAACTTGTATGACGTGCGTGAGAGTGGCAAAGACTTTGTGATGCCAGCACAAACTGTTGATAAGAAACGGTTTAAAGTGTATCGAACAGATACCAACTTACCATCAATCATCGAGCGGACTGGTAAGGGCGTTTACTACACCTGGTCACTGGAATTTGAGACAGTCGAATTGCCATATGGTGAGAGCAAGCCACGGTCGCAAACGTTAGTTAGTGGCCAATCAATAACTTATAACGGTACAGTAGCTTGTTCACAGCTAGAACAGGCTTTTTATTTTGTTGTGACGGCTAAGGTGGCGTCTGCTAATGGTTTTACGTTGACAGTTGATAATCAATCATTGATCGTTACCAGCCCAGTAGTTGCTGGTGACGTTTATACGTTATCGGGCATGAATAATACTCGTGGCAATCAGAATATCAACGATAAGACCAACGCTGGCTACTTTGCGTTGCATCCTGGTGCGGCTAACAAAGTGACGTGCTCAATCAGTGCGGACATTCAGATCAAGAATTTGTGTGATTTATATATTTAGGAAGGTGAGGTGAAAATTATTGATTAAGTTTTATGATTCAGGCGGAACGGTTCATTTCGGCCAAGCAACCATCACGAGAAAGACTAGCGTCAACGGTGGGTTGTCGTTAACTGGTGAAGTGTTTGCCGGTGATGCAGTGCTAACTGGTTTAGATTATGGCTGGTGGCTAAACTTCGACAATGAAAAATACGTCATCACATATAAGAAGCTGAGTGATGATAGCAATACCGTTGTCTTTGACGCAGTGCAGCAGTTCTTTTGGGACTTTGCGAAAGTAGCATTGCACGCACAATACACGGGTAGTCATGAGTATACATTCTATCTAGGACAACTCTTTGATAAATCCGGGTATACCTACAAGAATGATGTTACCGTACCAGCATTTGAAAAAGAAAATTGGGGTTATAAAAATAAGCTAGACTTATTTAACGACATTATTGATCAGGCTGATGTTGAATTTGAAGTGCACAATGAGACGGTTCACATTGCTAAACAGATTGGCAGTGACCTGACCAGTTTTGCCCGTAAAGGGATTAACCTTAGTGATCTCACGGAAGAAATTAAAATATCCGATTTTGCGACGTATGCTAAGGGCTATGGTGCTTTCAAAGATGCTGAAGACCAAAGTAAGGGTCGATTAGAAGTTGAGTATCGCAGTGAGTTAGCCAAGCAGTTTGGCGACTTAGAAATGGACCCGATTGTCGACGAACGATACACAATTGCAGATAACTTGATTGCCGCATTAAAAAAGCAAGTTGATTCGACTTATACCGTGTCAATGACTATGAACATCTATGACTTAGAGAACGCTGGATATCCTAATTATGAAGCACCTAAAGTCGGAGATTGGATTCTAGCGATTGATGAAGCATTAAATTTCAAGCGTAAAATCAGAATTATTCAACTTGAGGAACAGTTTGATGTGACTGGTAAGCGTATCGGGTATACGGCCACTTGTGGTGATTTGAGTATTGTTGATCAGTACACACATCTACAAATTAGTTTGGATAGTAAGGTACAAAGGATTCAAGAAACCGTTGACGCTGCAGCGACAAGTGCAAATGGTAAGAATACGAATTACTACGGTGCAAAAGAACCAGTGAGTGCCAATGAAGGTGACTTATGGTTTGACCAAAGTAATAGTGATCTAGACAAGTGGTCTATCAAACAATGGGTCAATGGTCGTTGGGAACAGATTACGTTGAACCCTGGCGAGATAGACGCAAAAGTTGATGTAGCTAAAAAGGAAGCCGAAACCGCGGTTGAAAATGCTAAAAGTGCATTTGATAAAGCTACTCAATTAGCTTCGAAGTATGATGATACGAATGCCCTAGCTCATCAAGCACTAGACAGATCTGTAAGTGCTCAAAGTGACGCTAATTCTGCAGTTGCCGCAGCAAATTCTACAGCTTCGGAGTTCGGCAAAGTTGACCAAAAAGCTGGTAGTGCCTTAGCTAGTGCACTTAATGCTCAGAACGACGCTAGTGATGCAGTTAAACAGGCTTCTTCTGCTGCCGCTGATTCTAAAGATGCTAAGCAAATTGCCGGAGCAGTCAGTCAGAGCTATAAGACTTTAACTGACGGCTCAACTATGACCATCGCTGAGTTGGAGAGTGGCCTAGCTGTCAAACTGACTAAGACTGATTTGGACGGTTACGCTACTCAGACCTGGACTCAAAATCAGGTTAAGCTAACTACTGATGGAATTAGTGGAACGTTATCAAGTGTTAAAACGACAGTTGATGGGCATGATACTAGTATTAATGAACTGAAAGCTGATTCCAGTTCATTTAAAAGTCAGTTTACAACAGTCAAGGGCACTCTCGAAAAGCAAACTACTGATATTGGTACGCTTCAAGCAAGTAGCAAGTCTTTAAGTGCTAACTTTGATTCACTAAGTTCTGACAATAAAACAAGCCAGCATGATATTGGTCAATTGCAAGCGAGTGCTAAAGAATTAAATAGCACTTTAATGACCGTTCAGCAACAAGTGACCGATAGTTCCGTTGGTACTAACTTGTTATTAGGAACTAGCAAAACGATAACTACCGTGACGAATGCTTCAGGCTGGAACACTAATTTACCACCATATTTATCAAGTACGATAACAGTTAATAGCGATGCATCTTATACATTAAGGGCGTGGTTATCGCCAGCCTCATACGACGTGAGGGCTCAAATTGCATGGAAAAATTCATCGGGTATCTGGCAATATGGTAATGGTAATATTGTATCCGCTGGCACATCTGGATACAGTACTTGGACAGGTACTATTACTGCTAGCAGTACTATTCAGCGCGTCGGACCAATTTTTGCTACACCACAATCAACGGCTTCAAGCGTTTCATACGGTGAATTCAAGTTAGAAAAAGGTTCATATGCTACGGATTGGTGTCTTAATCCGACAGAAACTGCTACGGTTACTGCTTTCTCAAAGCTTTCGCAAACTGTAGAAGGCATGACATCTGATATCTCCAAGAAACTTGAGTCGAAAGATCTTAATGGATATGCCACCCAGGATTGGACTAATAATCAGATTAAATTCACTGCTGATGGAATAAACGGCACCATATCCAGTGTCAAGGGTACTGTTGACAGTCATACAACCAGTATTAATACCTTGCAAACTGATTCTAACGGGTTTAAAGAACAATTTACGAAAGTAAACAATACTATCGGTCAACACACCACTGATATTGGTACACTCCAGACAGATTCTAAGACTTTATCTTCTAACTTTGATTCTTTGGATTCTGACAATAAAACTAATCAGCACAATATTGGTGAACTTCAGCAAACTGCTAAATCATTCAATAGCACCTTGATAACTGTCCAGCAACGGGTTGCAGATAGTGCTGTCGGGACTAATCTAGCTTATGGTACTGATCAGGAATATCCAATGGGATACGGAATTCCTACTACGACGTGGCAGGATGGCTATGCTTACTTGAAATTGCCAACAACCATTTATAATAATGGTGAAATTCTCCCGCAACAAGCCTTTAACTATTCCCTGACTCAAGGAGTAACTTATACTCAAACAATATGGTTTGAAACTGATGCAACTGTCAAAGATTTAAATGCGGCTCAAATTACATGGTTTACTGGCGCAGGGCATGATGCCCAACCGGCAAGAGTTCAAAATCTAGGTCAAAATAAGTACAAGATCTATTCGACTTATACATGGCCAGGTAAGAGTGACAATAATGTGCGGTTATTTGATATTTTCTACTTGGCTTCTGCTTTTGATTTAGGCACAGGAACTTATTTGAAGTTCGGCAAGTTGAAGCTGGAAAAAGGGAGCCTGTCTACCGATTGGTGTCGTAACCCAGCTGAAAATGCTACCGTCACAGCGCTTTCTAGCATCTCTCAAACCATTGATTCCATTCAAACAACAGTTCGTGGAAAAGCGGATATGTCCAAGGTAACCCAATTGGATAACCAGATAACTTCTGTTGTCGGGAAGGTTAACACCTTTGGATCAAGAAATATTGTAACTAACTCACAGTTCCAGTACGACTATATGGCCGGACCGTCTTGGACTACAACTGGTGCGACAACTGATATGTGGTATAAGTCGGATTATGCTTGGTCATGGGTTAATGGGTACCAAGGTATTTGCTTTAATGAACCAACGACGACTGATACTAGTGTCTGGTATGCTTTGCACTCAAGAAGAATTGTTATTGGACAAGATATATCGACCCCTTGGTCGGCTAGTGCGTATGTGAATATTGATACCGTTGGCCTCGCTGCAGTGATTACTATTGAATTTTATGACACTAAGGGTAGTCGTATTGGGCTTAAGGAAACGTATAAAACCAGCCGTGGACTGGAACTAATTAAAGTTGAAAATGCTGTTCCTCCGGCTGGAACTGAAACAGTTTGCCTTGCATTCCAAGTTCATGGTGGTGGCCATCTTGCTATGATATGCCCAATGCTTAATCAGGGGACTACTGCTGCGGCATACACTCCTGATGTTACAACTGGCGAAGAGCTTCAGCACGCATATTCTGCTATCAATCAAACTAACGACCGGATCACTCTTCGTGTTGAAAAGAATGGGGTTATTAACGCAATCAATGTCACCCCTGAAAGCATCAAAATATCCGGTAATAAACTGCATATTACAGCGGAAACCTACATTGATAATGAGATCGTTAAGAACTCTATGATTGAGAACCTAAGTGCTGATAAGCTCACTGCAGGTACTATCAATGCTGATAAAATACAAGTAATCCATTTGAATGCGAACAATATAACAACTGGTACGATTAACGGTAGTAACTTATCGATTAATCTGAATACTGGTAATGTTGAGTTCCAGAAAGGGCGTATCCATTCGTCTGATAACGGAATTGATATCAACATTAATAGTAAGTATATCTCAGTTGCTGACAAGGATAATCGTGTATTTATATCTGGTGGTCAAATTCAAATGATCCAACCGACATTATTCTCAAGCCAATCTAGTCCGTATGTTCGTATCAGTAACGCTCAGGCGGGGGCCTCATGGGGAGGCGCAACGTTCTGGGGACGTGATTATTTTGTGGTCACTAACGGGGCGAACGATAGGGATATATTTACTTCGCCAATGGGACAACAACATTTCGCAGGAATTTCTGGAGGGCATGCGACATCCGGATGGCAACCAACCAAGATCGGCGGTGCGGAACGGGGTGTGCTTATATCTGGGGGTAAAGAATTTACCGATGGCATAGGTATATCGCCGTATATAAGAGTAGGTGATTCTGGTCACGCAGGGACCGGTATGAATGGCTCTAACATCAGTATGCAGGCTAGTTACATTTATCTAAAGAGTACCCATTCAACATCTAAGGGTGCGAATGCCTATTTGGCCCCAGACGGTGCATTAGTTCCGTCTAACTCCGCTGCTAAGTACAAGACCGACATTGTTCGAACGTTTGAGACCCAGATGGGTGACAAACTCCTAGAAGTTCCAGTTGCGCATTGGAAAGACAAAGAAGAAGTATTGGCCAAGACGCTCGATCCTGATGCTAAAAATCCAGAAACTTACTTTGGAATGATTGCCGATGATCTAGATGCTGCTGGTCTAAACGAACTTGTCGAATATGATGATGAAGGGGAAGTTAGGGGTATTCAATATGACCGAGTCGCATTATCTCTTATCCCGTTGATTCGTAATTATCGGGATCGTATAACTGAATTAGAAACTAAAGTCAAAGAAACGAAAGAGGCATAGTTAATTATGACAGCAAGAAAAGAAGAATTAACGTTCACAAATGGACAACTGGTGACCATCGGAAACACTTTAGCAGAGTTCAAGCTTAAAGGTCGAGCTTCGCTTGGGCGTACCTGGTTGATCAATCATCTTGAGGAACTAAACAAGCAATTTAACGCTGACCAATTAGCAACGCAAAAGAACTTTTTTAAAACGGATGAAGATGGGGAATTTGTTTATCAGAAAGATAAAAAGACTCTAATTCTGAAAGATGACTACACCATGGATGAAGCTCAAAAAGAGTTTGATCAATTAGTGAACGAACCAGTAAGTATTGAAATCAGCTCATATTCTGCACGAATGAAAGCTTTGTATCATGCGCTTGAGGATTACCCATATGAGTTGGAAGGGCAAACAGCTTTAGTATACGCATTGGTATTTGACCAGTTTGATAAAGCATATGGAAAAGGGGAATAATAATGGAATTATTAAACACTAGCATCTCTTATAATATAGATGGAACTGGTAATACGAGTTCTGTAATTGCAGGTCTTCGTGGCGAAGTAGAAGGTCGAGTAACTATTACGGCAAATGTCACTATTTATCCGACAGACTTAGCTAAAGATGAAACTTTCGATGATCTAACAAAAAAGGAATTATCAAAACGTGCGATGGACAAAATTCCATCATTAATTGATTCTATGATTGCAGTTAATGGTGGTTGGATTTTCACCAATGGCAAAATTTCATCGGTGTCCACTCAATTCAATCAATCCGAAACTGGCGCATATGTGAATGTGAATGTTACTGCCACCGAATCAGATTTTTCAAATAAAAAGTTAGACGATGTTACGATGTCCGAGGCACAAAGTGTGCTGAAATCCATTCTTAAGAATGAATTCCCGACATCATGAATGGAAGTGTGATGTGATGTTTGAACATTTAGCAAAAAATAGATTTTGGTTTTGGAAAGCGATGGAAACATATGGGTTAGGAATTTACTTTATTATTAAGCATAATACCTTTGCATTCGTGCCACAACAGCCAATGTTGCTTGATGTGTTGGATGATCCACCTATGATTTTTATGTTGGCGGTGGTTGGAACATTTGCTCTGGTGTATTCTTTGTGGAACTTGCGTACGCATTATTACAAGCCGTTAATGACCGGACTGCTTACGTTTGTCTGGTTATTTTTTATGATTGCCTTTGGCGTTCATGATTTTGAAACGCAACGTTATGTGAGTTTTGAAAGTATGTATGCCATGTTTGTTTTAGGATCAACCATTTTTGAAATTGTAATTGGGGATGATTAAGGGTGAGCGATGCTGTTATCGTGGCCTTAATTACCACAGCGGGTTCAATTTTCGTTGCGGTCTTAACGATGTGGAACAGTAACAAGGCCGCTAACAGCGATACTGAAACCAAGTTAAAAAAGGAAAATGAGGCTTTAAAAAGGGAAAATAATGAGAAGCAAGAAATAATTGACTATTATAGAAAGCGTGATAAATAATGATGGAATTAATCCAATTTATTAACGGTACCACGATTGCGGCAATCGCCGTAGTAACATATTTAGTTGTTTGGGCGATTAAACAAACTCAATTCAGTAACAAATATTTACCAATTATTGCCCTTGGCGTTGGTGCAGTGATTGGTATTTTTATTGGCATTGCCAATGGCGATATCAAATGGGTAGCTGGTTTGGTTGATGGTGTGATTGCAGGTGCCGTCAGCGTCGGTGGTAATGAGCTAGCTAAATCGATTGGGACAATGTTTAATGGAGGTGCAAAATAATGAGCTTAAATGGATTTGATGTAGCCAGCTATCAGGCTGGTATGAATGTAGGCGAAGTTGCAGGCGACTTTGTGTTGGTGAAAGCAACAGAGGGTATTGATTATACTAACCCAGAATTTAATGGACACGCAAAGCAGACTTTGTCAGCAGGCAAGAAGCTAGGCGTGTACCACTTTATTCGAAACGACTCGGATATTAAGCAGCAGGCTGATTATTTCTTAACGGTTGTTAAGCAATATATTGGTAAAGCAATGCTGGTTCTTGATTTTGAAAACACGACAGGTTCAACCATTCAGAACCAAGCAGGTGTCGGCTTAGCTAAGCAATGGCTTGATTACGTTTATCAAAAAACCGGTGCTCGTGCAGTGCTATACACGGGAATTAGTTGTGAAAATGCTTTAGATTGGTCATCCGTGGTCAAGGCTAACTATGGATTGTGGATTGCACAGTATAACAACTACAACGTTGTGAATGGCTATCAACCACGAGACTTATATGGTAGCTTGAAGAACTGGAAGACAGCGGTAATGTTCCAATATACTAGTACTGGACGGTTACCTGGTTGGTCAGGTGATCTTGATTTCGATGTATTCTATGGAGACAAATCGGCTTGTGATAAGTACGCTAAGGCTACTAAAATGGTCACAAGCAAATCAATTGTTCAAAAGACAACAACCAAGGATGGCGTATGGACAATAACCAATGAGGTTGGGACGTTTAGACCAAGCCAAAAACTTAGTATTTTCAAATATCCTGGCCTAGAATTAACTGGTAAGTATTACGATAAAGGTGAATCTGTTAAGTATTTTGGCTATGTAAGTAATCCGCAGGCTGGTTATGTCTATATAGCTTATCGATACAACAGCAAGCTAATTTACTATGTTGCTTGTCGAGAAATTGCCACCGGTCGGGCACTGGGCACATTCGAATAA